CTTGCAGGAATGACTCTTCCTGATACAACAAACATGAATTTATTTGATAAATTTAGAGAAATTGAAGGTTTTGGAAGAACTCTGTTAAGATACAGGTTTGATGGTCCTCCAACAGTTACAAGTGTCAGACCTAACAGAGTAAATATGCAATGTAAATTTGTCGCTTGCCTCGATGGGGATTAGAATGGGTTTAAAATTTATTTAAAACAATGGCTGGCTTTTATTCGGGTAAAGAAGGAGAATTACTGATAAATGATGATTTAGTCGCCAGAGTTAGGTCATGGTCTTTTAATTTTAATCAATCAGTATTAGAAACTGTTTCATTAGGAGATACTGATAGAACAATAGTTAATGGTATTAGAAGTTATACAGGTAATGCCAGTATCTATTATTATCAAGAATCTGCTGGATCTGGGTCTGGTAAGCTTACTAACTTAATACAAAATACAATTAAAGCTGCTGGTAATCCTGGTGAGAATGGTACTAGCGAGGCTATTTCTTTTAAATTTAGGTTAAGAATAAAAGATGGGTCTGCTTCTGGTAGATTTATTCAATTTCAAGGTATAGTAACAAGTCTTACTATGACAAGTACGGTAGGAGAGGTAACAGCAGGGGATATTACTTTTGAAGCAAATGGAGCACCTACTGGAATTGACTTGTAAATGTCTATATATTTTGGATCGACAGGTTTTATTGAATTAAAACGTGATGCCTTAAATTCGGAAATAGGAACATCTATAAACCCTGCTGACGTTAATACCTCTAAAAAAAGATTCTCTGTTGAAAATGTTAATGGATCACTAATTACAGGGGATCAAGTTGAAATAGAAACAGTTGATGGAAGTAATTTAGAGTTATTATCTGGCCATAATTTTCCCGATCTTCGTAAATATATCCATATTGATGATATGGGTGGGATTAAGTTATATAACACCTTTGCTACTGCTTTAGCTGGTGAAGTAATAGATGCACTTACATTAACTGCACCATCTTCTACAAAAAATATATTAATACGCACCAGAAACACTAGATTTAGACCGCTTGCAAAAATTACTGAGTTTGAAATTACAACAACAAGAGATACTGTTGATGTTACTAATTTAGGAGAAGAATTTAGAAGGCAATATGAAAATGGTCTTATATCAGGACAGGGAACAATACAAACAATATGGCAGCATAGAAATTTTCAAAATGATACACCTGGATTTGCTAGTCCAGAATTTCCTGTTTATTTAAGTCAATTATTGGTACGGATGCAGCAGGGAGCAGATTTTGAAGGGAGATTTTATGTTTATCACGATCCGAGTCAAACTACAAACAGCGTTTGGTATCAATCAATGTGTGTGGTAACTAATGTAGCTATTAACGTACCTGCAAGTGGTTTGGTAGAAGCAAGAATAGAGTTTATAACTAATAGTGAAATACGACTTCATAACGGTGTTCCTCCTTCATTCTTGTTATTAGAAAGTAGTGATAAGATATTGCAAGAGGATGGCGATGGTATTTTAC